CGGGAACCCAATACTCTGTGCGATACTCGTAGTTAGATGATGAATCAGTTGAGCCTCCGCTACGATAACGCATATCTAGGTCGCCGTCAGTTACAGTCGTAGCACCAGTAAAGTTAATATACATACGGTAATTCCGGTATGTTGTAGTAAACACGCCATCAACAGTTACTGTGGAATTTCCCGACAATGTTCCAGAACTTACTTCAACCCAGTTACCAGAGTCAGTAGGTAATGTGAGCGTCTTGCTAGACAGATCAAGCGTACTGCTCAAGTCAGCCGCAGTAACAACCCCATCCTGTACAAGCGATACGCCAGTTGTTCCGTTTAGTTCTAGTGCCATCTTACACCACCACCCATCTTGATCCTGTTGGTACTGTGACTGTGTAGCCTGTATCAATCGTGATCGGCCCTGCACTTACCATGTTGTTACCTGAAGTTATTGTGTAGTCTTCCGCTACCGTGATCTGGTTTTCCCATCCGACAACGGCTGTGTTACCACCGCCGACAGCACCCCATGCAGAGCCGTCATAGCCTTCAAAAGCATCCGAGTCATCGTTGAATCGGAACATTCCTTTGACTGGACTAGGGCGCTGTGCCTCTGTACCGACTGGCAGTGTCAATGCACCAGTGCTTGCTAGAGTTAAGTTTCCAGAAATGTTGCCGTCACCATCAATGTCTAGGCTATCAGCCTCTATTTCACCTGTGATGTTTACGCCGTCTGACTTTGTTGATAATTTTAAATTGTTATCATAACGCAATGCCACTGGGCCATTTTCTGTAGCAGAAATCATAAACTCACCATTTGAGCCGTTGATAGCTACTGTACTTCCTGTAATAGCATTGCCGTTAGTGTCCAGATCACCACCTAGTTGTGGAGTGGTATCACTGACTAAATCGCCAAGTGTAACATTTGCCCAACTACGTCCGCCATACACTTTCATGACATTATCAGTAGTGTTAAAATAAAGAGCACCTGTGATGAGTGCATCACCATCGTTGTCTAGTGTAGGATCAGATGCTTTAGCACCTAAATAACGATCATCAAAGCTGTCATAGCTTGCCGCCGCATTAGCTTCACTTGTGCTTGCATTTGAGGCTGATGTAGCCGCCGCAGATGCACTATTGCTCGCTGATGTTGCTGAAGAGGCCGCCGCAGTTGCTGAAGTGCTTGCATTGCTTGCAGAGGTAGCCGCATTCGTTTCACTTGTCGCCGCATTCGTGGCAGACGTAGAAGCGTTGCTTGCTGATGTAGAAGCCGATGAAGCACTGTTAGCCGCATCAGTAGCACTTGAAGCCGCCGCAGTTGCTGATGTAGCCGCATCAGTGGCAGAGCCTAAAATAGAGTCTACATAGCCCTTGCGTGTCAGTGTGTCGTCTGTAGCAGGTGTTGCAGTGCTAGTGATCTTATTAGCACCAAGTGTAATGTCACCTGTCATTGTGCCACCTGCAAGAGCAAGTTTACCTGCTAGTGCATTGGTGACTGTTGTAGCAAAGTTGGCATCGTCATTAATTGCCGCCGCTAGCTCATTGAGTGTATCAAGAGCACCGGGTGCAGAGTCGATGACGTTAGCGACTGCTGTGTCTACATAGCCCTTAGAAGCCGCATCAGTAGAATTAGAAGGTGTTGCTACTGTTAGTGTACCTGCGACACTGAAGTTGCCTGTAACGCTACCAGAGGCTAGTGTAGCCGCACCTGATGTCGATACAGTAGAAAGAGATGTATTGCCTGTAACGCCTAGCGTACCACCGACAGTGGTGTTATTCGTTACGGCTAAAGAAGTAGGGGCAGTACCAATCTCAACGATAGTACCTGAGTTATTTGTAAAGAGTCGCTTGTCAACAGTGTTAATGGCAAGTTCGCCAGTAGACAAGTCGCCTGTAGTTGGGACGGCTCCTGTTGTAGTGGAGCGTTTAATGAGGATGTCGGTAGCCATCTTCCATTCCTGTTTTGGTAGGGAACAATGTAAAAGGTAAACCCCTCCGTAGAGGGGCTACCAAGTTGGATTATGCGTCGTGGAGAGCCAGGACAAATCCAGTTTCAGGACGCAGTTCCTTCACACCGTAGAGAGTGTCTGCAGTGAAGAGGTCAGCAAGGTATTCTTGCTTGTACTGAGTCTGTGAACGTACAGCCATTTGCTCTGCAAGTACCATAGTATCTTTGTGAGCAAGGATTGCACCACGTACATCACCGCCTGCAGTGTTGTCTGCATCTGTCTCAATGACAGGAACGTTAGAAGAAACATAGATGTCTACACCGTACAGTGAGCCGATCTGACCATTGTTTACACCACGTCCATCTACGAAATCAGATGAGTTGTAGCGGTCAATACCCAAGATGTCACGACGTGCTGAAGGAGGAATCACGAGGAAACGTCCGTCCATCGGTGTGTCTTGGTCATCCATCAACTTAATCAATTGACGGAAAGCAAGGTCAGAGAAGTCGTCGCCTGAAGCAACAGTGTCTATTGCGTATGCTGCAATACCTGAAGAAGCGTTGACGTAGTAGGTGTTAGAGTGAACCCAAGATGATCCATTTCCGTTGCCAAACGACTTACCAAGCGTGAACAAGTCATCATCTACCTGTGTAGCAAGCGCATAACCTGCGTCATCAGTGTAGAAACGACGCATTGAATCAAGCGCCTGAGTTGCAGTAATATCTTCGATGAAACGAGAATATTCGTAGTGCTTGTCGATAGAAATCTGCACTTCTGATTCTGTATCAGCCTGGATAGTTACAGCAGTGTTCGCAGCCTTTGCAGTTGCAGAGCCACGAGTTGGTTTAGGGATGTGAAGAGTGTCACCTTTCTTACCAACCATTGACATTTTATTGACAATGTTAGCAAGAACAAGATTCTTCTTGTATGCAGCTACAATTTCATCAGACCATAATTCTGGGATGAACGTAGCAGCATTAGTATTGTTTACAATGGAGGTACTGCCTCCAGGATATGCTACCTTAGCCATTTTGGTTCCTTAATTTACCTTACACGACCCTCGGCATACGCTTCCCTGATTTCAGGAGCAAGCTGTTGATACCGGTCTGGGTCAGTTTGCATGAGTTTAATAATATCTGCACGACGATAAATTTTACGACTAGGAGCTTCTGCAGAACCTTTCGTATTGCCTGTTGACGCAGCTTTCACTTGATTCTTTCGAGATTTGTTTTCATTTTGTTGAGCTTCGTTAACAATATTTTGACGCTCTTTCCATAATGATAACAATTCATCGGCAGAATCAAAATCAAAGTCTTGATCGGCACGTCTTAGTAAATCAGTGCGAATCTTAGACTTTGTTACCCAGTCTAAGAATGATTGATTTTGCACAATCGCTTCAAAGTCTGGATGCTCTGCTTTGAGCTTTGCAAGTGCTTCAGATCGTTTAAGCTGTGCCGATACTGTTTCAGCTTCTTTGATCTTTGGGTGATTTGCAATAGCGTGTTCAACAGCTTTTTGTGGGTCATCGAAAAAGTCGTATTCGTTTCCCCAAGTCGTCGTACTAGCGTGGGCAGGTTGTTGTGTCGCCAGTTGTGCTTTAACGAAATCATCAACAATTTTTCTGAGTTCACCGACTTCAGAGCTTTGCCTTCCAAGTAACTTTTCAGCTTCTTGATGCATTTGCACAATGTCTTGAATTGATTTACCCTGGTATTTTTCAGGGACATCATTTTCATTTTCGTCGGTTTGTTCAGACTCTTGAGTTTCCTCTTCAGGCTCATCGAGTTCTAAAACTTCCTCGTCTTCGTTGACTTCTACCTCGTCTTCTTCGCGCTGATCAATAAATGTTGCCATATTGTTAAACTCCGTGCTACAAAGGTAGCATTATGGATTAGTCTTTCGAGCGGCTCTTTCATGATCTCTTGCCCACTTATCGTCAGCGTCGGGCCAACCAACACCGTTGAATTTCGTAGAGATCGGAGAGATTATCCGCTTACTCGTTTCACCACATTCCAAACACGTTACGAATTGATCCAAGTGGTCAACCCAATGTTCCTCAATGTGGTTACATTTTGTACACTTAAAATCATATCTACGGAGCATCTCGTTGTTCCAAGAAATAATCGTAAGCGTTACGAATGCCTATTTCAAAGTTAGCCATCCGTCTTAATATTCGAAGCTCGCCTTGTTTTTTATACAAGTCAATATCATCAGAAATATCTGCGATATCGTAATTATCGATAATTTCATTTATCTCCTCGATGAATGATTTCCAACCATCAAGAAGAAACATATCGAAGTACGCCTCGAAGTATTTTTCTTCGTCTTGTTGCGTCAAAACATTGTCCTTATCGGTGCTTTGCACTGTATAGTAAATATACTAGCATAAATTATGCCAAAAGTCAAGAGTTATCAGTAACTTTTTTACTGCGTTGGGCTGCCACCGGTTTCTTGGACTGCTCTTCCAAGACTTGGAGGCGTTTCTCCACTTCCTCGAACTTGTTGTTGATCTGGTTGAGCAGGTTGCCCCATTCCGTTTTGGTTAGCATTTGTCACTCCTTGTGATGCTTTCATTTCTAGTTCACGTTCTTTAAGAATCAACTCAGCAACCCGTGCTCTACGTTGAAACTCAATCTCGTCCTGATTACCTGGTTCCAGATTACTGCTTAAAACTTTCAAACGGCCTGTTTCAGCTTCGTATTTAGCCAAGTCAATATCAGATGCAATCTTTTGTGCTCTTGATTGAGACTCTGCAGCCTGTGCAGCAAATGCCTGTGTCTGAGCCTGTTGCATTGCCATCTGAGCTTGCTGTGCAGCCTGTTTAGCCTGTTCAACTTCTGGTTTAGGTTGTGAAGCCTGACGCAATGTTTGAATCAATTGTTCACGATTACTGATGTTCATGTGATCAATAATTGCTTCTAACAATTGTGGATACATTGGTGAAGTCTTATCCATTGTCTGTAGCAACTGTACAAGCTGTGTGACTTCATACTCACGGGCAATAATACCAAGTGAGCTTGTTGGTACAAACTTAAAGTCTTGTACAGGATACAATTCCGGTGCAAATTGCATATAACGCCAAGCAGACTTTTCAATCATCGGTAACAAGAAAGATTCTTGGAAGTTAATTAATGTACGCTTGTGCCGTTTAATAATTGCACCAAGACCCATCGATATACCTGCTGCAGTGGCTTCACCATTAACAACACCTTGCATACCTGCTGAATCAACTGCACCAGTCGCTTGTTGAACCATACGCTGTAGTTCAGCACCCTGTGCAAAAGTGACTTGGTTAACCCCACCAAAGTTAAATGGTTGTAAAATTTCTTGAGGGTTACCGTTAGTTAGGATTGTTTTTCCTGGACGAACTTCAAGTTTCATACCTCTAGGAAGCCGTGTAGCGTCCACAGCAAG